TTATTGCCGCGTCTTTGTGCCTGAGCTGTTGGTTTTCTCGATGCGTCTGATATTTCGCTGAGCATTGCCTTGCAGGGCCTCCCTCAAGAATTCGTATTCTGTTTCGGTGATGTCCCCCTGGTATTCAAGCAAAAACAGAATGCCCTCGGTGATGGACACAGTTTTCTCCAGATTTTCGATGCTTTCAGTGGTTTCAAGGTTCTGAAAGTTCCACCCCAGAGGGTGGCTCTGAAATCGCTTGGCAAACTCATCGCTGGTCATGGTGGCTCCCGTTTGTCAGTAGAGAAAAAGGCGGCAGTTTTTTTCGGATGGCCTGCCAACATCAGCCCGGCTGGTTCTGACCGGGCCGCAGGATGTTTTTGCCGGGTGTCTCTGCCACCACCAGCACTCATCCTTGAGCGCACAGCCTTCAGCTGCCGCGTGCACATTTTGGTGACCATGTGCCAGAGCCTATACCTCTGCTTGTCCCTGGAGGAGTTTCAACAGAGAGTATTCTGGTTAACCTCCACTCAATCCGAGCAGCATCTCCTCACCGTCTGCGTTAACGCGTACTTGGATTTCCTGCAGGATCTCGAACATAAAGGCTTCCAGGTGCGGGGCCAGGCCCTCACCGTTTACCTTAATCAGGGCGTCCCCTTTGGCCAGGCGCTTGGTTCTCTCCCTGATGTTATCGATCTGTGCCTCAGTGAGCTTTTTCTGCAACTTCATTTGCTCGTCCCGAAGCTTGTTTTCGTTCTTGATCTGGTCGGTAATTTTCCACTTATCTCGGAAGTTGTCGGCCTCAGCGAAAAGATTGAACAAATCGCCCACCAACTCGGTGGAGTCGCTGAAGGTGCTGGTTATGGATTCCGCCAGCGCCACTACCTTTTTGGCGTTGGCCTCGGCTTCGGCAATATCCAGAGACACAACAGCTTCAATCGTTTTGATGCGCTCGTTACTGTCGATTTTCTCCAGTTCGAGCCGGTAGCTTTCGGTTTCTTTGAGAACCTTGTTTGTTTTCTCGGCGGCATCGTCCAGGGTCTTGTTGGACTTCACCATCGTGCCGGACCAGCTGTTAACCTTGCCGGTTGCCTTGTCATAACCCAGCGTGAGGGTCTTGTTATCTTCCGCCAGCTTCCTGGTGGTCTCTCCAACGTCCCCGAGTGCGTCCCCGTTCTTGCTGGCCTTGTCCGTCAGTTGGTCGATCGCATTACCTGAGCGGTTGAGCTTTTCCCCTGCGCCCCCGATAGCGTCGTTGAGGTCGTTCTGCTTGTTGGCAGCGTTTACCAGTTCGTTCGCGTAGTCCTGCCAGGATTTCTGCGTGTCTTCGGATGCGTCGCCTGTATCTTTCAACTTCTCGGCCAGCCGCTCGTTAAGATCTCTGAGCTCGCTGGTCTGTTTGGCGAGCTTTTCCTCCTCTTCGGTCAGCGGCTTGAGCTGATTCTTAATCTTCTCGATTTCCTCGGCGTTGAACTGCTCATAGAGCCAGGAGCCGATAGAGGTTCCGAACGCCTTTTCCATCGGCTCAATGACGTATTCGTTAATCAGTGTCCCTACGCCATATCCGCCAGCCAGAGCAAGACCAATGAGCCCGCCTTTACCGGCTGCGGCCGCAATGCCTTGAACGGCGCCGAGATTGCCCAGCAGGGCCTTGAAGCCTTGCGCACCGGCCAGCGCTACCAGGCCATTACCCACTGATTCCAGTCCGCCACCCAGGGCGCCGAGAGCCGGCAGAACGGTATCAATGGCCTTTGCGATGCCGAGTAGTTCACCAATGCTTTGTTGGGTGGCTGTGTCGAGATCTTGAAATTCTTCAATGCCGGCCCCGATCGCGGTGAACAGCGGCTCCAGCCCGCTCACAATGCCGGAGGAAACATTCACCAGGGCGGTGAAGGCATCAACGACTTTCTGCAGGGCGCTCTCCAGCCCCTCGACGGTTGAAAGGTCCACGGTTCCGAACACAGCCTCGAACGCGTCCCCCAACTCATCGCTCAAACCGTCAAAGGCGGTGAGCAGCTGCGAGAAGTCCAGGCCCTCGAAGGCTTCCGGGAGATTCTCGGCGATAATGTTCACCTGTTGGGCGAAGGACTCGAGGCCACCTCTGAGAACGTCAAAGAGTTGGGCCGCGTTGTCACCCTGAATCGCTTCACGGAATGAGTCAACCAAGCTAGTGGTTGCCTGGGTTACCGCCTTGGTCTGGTCGATGTACTCCATGCCAGCGGTGGCGGCTGCAGTGGTAAAGGCCGACCTCAGCTGCTTCAGCGCAAATTCAGCGGAGCGGGTTTTAACCTCAAACTCTTCCAGGGCTGAGCCGCTGGACTCCATGGCGATTTTCAGTATTTCTTCAGATCGCTCAGCGCCGTTAAGCACGGCAATAAACCGGCTCATTTGTTCGGCGCCGGCAATAATTGTTGCAACCCGCTGCTTTTCGTTGCTGTCCAGGTCTTTCGTGGCGGAAATCAGATCGTAAAGAACATCCTTTGTTTCTCGGCGCTTTCCGTCAATTTCAAGCTGAATTCCAAGCTCGTTAACCAGCAGCGCATACCGCTCTTTGGTGGGCTTTATAAGGTTGCTGATGGCGGTCTTTAGGGCGTTGGCAGATTCGGTGCCTGAGCGCGTAACCTCAACAACCGGCGTCAGCAACGCGGCGGTTTCTGCAAATGACAGACCCAGGGTGTTTGCGACTGGGGCCAATATCCGGAAGCCGTCACCGAGTTGCGCAACAGAGGCGCCGGCCTTGTTGGATACACCGTTCAGTACGTCCAGAAGGTTGGCCGCTTTCGATGCCGGGGCCTGGAAGCCGGCGAGCGTACCGATAAGCAACTCACTGGATTGAGCGGTTGTCAGGTCGGCGGCGTTAACCGCCAGCAGCGACTGTTCAACAAGCGTTAACGACTCGTCAATATTGTATCCGGCCTGGCGGAAATCGGCGGTGCTTTGAATGATGGAGCCTGCGTCCACACCAAACCGGCTGGAAAGTTCGCTGAACTGGTCGGCGTAGTCCTTCGCGTCTCCCTCGCCTTCGTCCATGACCTTTTGCAGGTCAATCAGGGCGGCCTCAAAAGTCACCGCCTCTTTCGTGGCGAACGCCAGGGCGGCCACGCCCAGGGCAGCCAGAGCCGCGTCCAGTTTCAGAATACTGTCAGAAATACCCGCCAGCGGGCCCGTAATATCGCCGGCCTTATTGGTAAGCGTGTCCAGGTTCCTGCCTACCGAGCTGATAGCAGTTCCGGTTTTATCGACGCCACCGAAAATGATTTCAATGGTTTTCGTTTTATCTGCCATAGTCATCGGCCTCTGAGAAAGTCGGGAAATTCGTCTGTGTCGTTTTCGCAAAATTCCCGCGCCTTATTCCCCAGCCGGCACAATTCTAATTCGTTGTTTTTATTAGTGGTTTTGTTTTCATCTGGTGAGGCGTCATGCATGCGCAAAAATTTTCCGAATACCGCGTGGATGCGCCGCCCCCGCGGGCTGGCCAGACGGCCAGGGTCCCCCGGCAAATTCAGGCTCACATAAATGGCGTGAGCGCTTCGAAGGCGCTGAACAGCAAGTGATGTGGATCGGCCGCCATTTCTTCGCGGAGTTTTTCGGCGCGATGCGGCGTCGTTAATTTGGTGCTGGATGCTTTGCACAGGATCACAGTTGCAAGACTTCACTTTGATCGCTGGCGGATAAAGAGGACAAAGAGGAAGCCGGCCAGGAAAGGGGCTGAGTTCGCCGGGACCCGGGTAAGGGGAAAGCCAGGGGGGAGGTAGGCTTTCAAACCTGAACCGGTAACCGTCGGTGTCCTGGCCTATGCTGTGAATCATTTTGCCTGCTCTCCCGTACCTTGCCGCCTTTCGGTTCTCAGGGAGTAGCCAGCCAGGGCCGGCCACTTCTCCAGCGCCTCAGCCCTTATCGATTTTTGTCAGAATCTCCGCCACACGCTTCTCGATGGCCTCTGGTTGTGGCTCTACCGAATTATGGTCGAGCCCTGGAATGTGGGGCAGGTCCACCCTGGCGCTGCGGGTCATGATTGCGAATGTGGAGCCATCGCCATGTCGCTCGGAAAGTTCGTTAGCAACGATTAGCCCAGAGAACGCGGTTTCAATTTCTTCGAGAGCGGACCCCAGGCGATTAACGTCTTCTTCGAAGAGGTCTCGGGCATATAAAGTCAGAAGACACGAAAACTCCTTTTCAGCAGCGGATTTCTCATCTGCGAGCCGATCGAGGCGGTGTGAGTATCCCCGACCGGTAGCCTCTGCAAGACTGGAGGCCTCTTCCAGTTCCGCCAGCTGCTTCTTCAAGCCGGCCAATTTCGTGCTGGCCTTTTTCAAGTCGCCCTCTGAACCTTCACCGAGATCTACGTCGGTGGCGAGAAGATCCCGCTCGGCAGCTGCTTCCTCAAGCAAGTTCTTCAGTTTTTCGATCTGGCCGTCGGGGACACGTGAGCCGGCCTCTTCGCTCGCTTTTTCAATCCGTGCCATTTCTGCGCTGGCCTTGGAGATGGCCTCCCGGGCTTTCCCCAGATCCGCCAGCGTTACCTTGCCTGGATTGTTCTTGAGTGATTCATACTCGCCCTCAATTTCCGCCAGCTCAGCCTGGATTGGCTTATATTCTGTTTCCAACTCTTCGATCTGCAGCGCAAGCCCCTGAATATCGCTTTTCATCTGATCGATCTCGCCTTTTCGTGCGGGCCTGGTGGCATAGGCGTGAGCCGGACGCGTGCCTGTATCCCAACGCAGATCCTCCTCTAGCTTCTGCTTTCGACCGGCGCACTGCTGGATTTGACCATTCAGGTCATTCGCCTTTTGGGTCAGCTCTTCCCGGTGGGCTTCAAGTTCTCTCAGGCGATCAAAGCGCTGGGAAGCGGTCAGCTTTTTCATAGGGGCGTTCTCCGTGTGATGGTGGCGGTTTTGCCTTGCTTGATGGCCTCCACGAATTCAGCACGGTCGAATAGGATTCGACGGCCGAACCGGTAGACGCCGGGAATATCGTGTCCGCAATTAGATAAGAGGTAGCGAACGCCGCCTGGTGTCAGAGCGGGCTCAACTTCACAGAGTTGGTTCAGTGTCAGGAGGGTGGGGGAGTCTACTGTTCGCTCTAGTGTTGGTAATGCGCTGTTCATTGATTAACCCTCTTGGTCCCATTGAACCGCCGTGATGTTCGGCTGAGGGTATGATTTCAATAAAACAGAGTTGGTACATAGCAGGCCTTACCAACTTTCTGCTATTCAGTATGAGTTTTGTTTCTCACGTCTGATTTTCTTTCGTATCGTTTGCTCCTGTCGGGGCTCCATGCCGTAACGCTTCCGAAGAAGCCTGGCGATTGCTGTGTCCTTCAACCGAGAGTTTTCTTCGCGTAGCTTCTCGGCATCGCTCCGCCACATCGCAATCTCTTGCTCCCTGTTAAGCCTTCGCTTGGCATTGGCTGAGTCCGGCGGTGTGCCACGGTTTGCACTGGTCAGGCTGATCTCATTTTTCATTGCCCTGGTTGCGTACTTCTCCCACGGTTGAACGTGCGCCTGCGTAACGATCACGCCGAGATCCAGAAAGGATTTGGCTATTGAGACCAGCTCATCGGGCTCGGCTGAGACGGCCTTCAAGGAGTCGCTGCAAGCTCTGATGCCAGTCAGGAGCCGGTAGGCGTTCAACTCGCCCTCTGTCCAGTCCACAGAGACGGAGGTGGCGGGTAGGTGCCGGGGGAGTTGATTGCCGATTCGGTGCAGCTCATGAATGGCGTGTGCCGGGTTGCGGGCGTCTATCCATTCGGCGCGGTCGAGCTGGATATCCAATTGAGCCGCTTCCGGCAACCGGCCGTCGGCCTGTGCAGTCCAGCCGGTCAGGGCCTCGATTAACTGCTCTGCAATGTCTCCGGCCAGATCTTCATCACTGGGCTTTTCGGCTGGCCCCTGCGTTGATTCAAATATGCGTATGTCATCCATGGGTCGTTCCGTTCATGGTCGTGGCGCCGAGGGTGTCCAATGCCTGGAGTTTGGTTCACTCCCGGTTCAAACAGTCGGGGAATTAGCGTCCAAGTTTTGAAAGCGTGACGGGTCACGATGGCAAATCAGGGAGGCCGTTGTTCCGCCAGCAATGAAAATCCCGATAGCGAGAGTCATGCTGCACCTTGCAGGGCTTCGTTCTGGGTGAACTCGCCATTCCAGGACTGCTTCATCGGCAGGCCGTTGGCCAGATACAACCTGTAGATCACGGCTGCCCCTTTTTCCAGAAGTACCGGAGTGCAACGAACCACTACCAGCCCGGTGCTGCGCTCGATGTTGTGATGGCGCTCAGTCAGGTACCGGCCCATCGCCCAACTGTGAACCCGCCAGCTCCCCGGAGCGTCTCGGTAAAGCCAATCACGCCGGGCCAGCTCCTGGTTGATCCGTTGGCAGTTCACGCCGTTCAGGCGTTTGGCGAACTCAGAGGGTGTCATTCCAAGCTGAAACTGGCCAGGTGCTGACTCAGACTTGCTGAAACGATCGCGGCGGAAACTGGCCTGTTTGCTCATGCTGAACCCCCGTACTGTTCCTGAAAGGTCTTTGGCGCCAACTGTTCGAATCGCATGAATTTGCCGGTGAATACACATCGAACCATGCCCGTAGGGCCGTGCCGGTTCTTGGAAATATCAATCTCGGCAATTCCCTTGTCTGGCGTGTCCGGGTTGTAGACCTCATCCCGGTAGAGAAACAGGATCTCATCTGCCTCCTTTTCGATTTCAGAGGCGTCTGCCAGGTCTGAGTTCATTGGGCGCTTGTTGGGGCGCTTCTCACACTCCCGGCTGACTTGAGCCAGGGCAATTACGGGAATGCCCAGTTCCCGGGCAAGGTTCTTCAGTGAGCGGGCAACCTCTGACACTCGATCGGTTGGCTTCGATCGGGGATCGGTACCAGCAATCCTCTGCAGATAATCCACATACAGGGCGCTGATGTTGTAGCGGTACTTCCAGTCCCGGGCCTGCCGGATCAGGCTGGTAATCTTCATTCCGGGTTCATCGTTTACCCGGATCGGTTTGTCAGTGAGGCGGGTAACGGCTTTGCGGAGGGTTTCCCACTCCTCATCATAGAATCCGCCGGTCCGGATCTTCTGACTGTCCAGCTTGCCCTCGATCGATATCAGTCGGAGCCCCATCTGTTCATGCCCTTGCTCTGCCGATATCACGCCAACGGGTTGACCGGCCGCCAGGGCGAGATTGAGCATAAATGCTGTTTTCCCCATGGCCGGCCGGGAGCCGATCACGATCAAATCCGTGTCATGGAATCCGCCCAGGCATTCATCCAGATCACGTAGGCCGCTTGGAACACCAACGATTCCGTCTGCAGCCATGGCTTCGTCAATCATCCGAATGCCGGCGGCCATGACGCTCTTCATATCGTGGTCGTAGTTTCTACCCAGCTGATTCAGACTCATCAGCTGCTGTATGGCCGTATCCACCGGGTCACCATCCTGGCCTTCGCTCAATGCTGTTTTCAGGCTTTGGGCAATATTCAGCGCTTGCCGTTTTCGATAGCTCTTGTGGACGATCTCAACGTACTGACCAAAGGCGGCGCCGCAGAACGCATTTTCCAGAACGCCGGCAAGATATTTGCCAAAATCCACGCCCGGAACCCGCTTTCCTAGGACTTCGCACACGGTCACCAGATCCGCAATTTCTCCCTGGTTCACGATATCCCGGGCAGCGCTGAAAGCCTCCTGGTGATGCCAGTCAGAGAATTCATGGGGCTCAAGGTCGCATTCCTTCATGCGGGAGCTATCTGTCAGAACCGCGAACAGGACTGACTGTTCTGCCTGAATGCTCATTGGCCGCCCTCTGTTCCCGTTGGCTGGCGGTCAGGGCGGTCTGGCCTTGGCATTTCACCGCGGTAAGGTGCGTTAACTTTGGTCGGGTCCGATCCCTGAATCACGGAAAGGGCAGGGCCTGCCTCCAGTCGCTCCCTGGTATCGTTCCAGCCCTCATGCTTGATCCAGCGAAAGACGTGCTTCATGTTTTCGCAGAAGCCTTCGCTTGCCTCTGTGCGCCGGCGGTATTCGCACTCCTGGCGGGTGAGCCGGAGAATTTCTCGAAGATCGTGCTTGCCAGGCTTGAGCTTGTTGAACGCTTCCTTGGCCTGAGCTTTGTTGCCAACTCTGCCGAACCAGTGCTCACGGCAGAATTTCCAGAACTTCTCAAAGGCTTCATCATCGAACTTCTTGGGAGAGCTGGGAGCACTCGCAGGGTCGGCGCTAGCCGAACCATTGTTTTTCCTGGTATCCGTTTGAGGGGNTATCAGGTATCCGGTATCCGGTATCAGGTATCCGGTATCCGGTATCAGGTATCCGGTATCCGGTATCCGGCGGATTAGAACGGTTCTCATACCGTCCCTGTTCCGTTTCGGAACTGTTTTGTTCAGGTTTGGGGCCGGTTGGTCTGTCATCGGCCGGTGGAGCAGGTATGTCTGTACCGCGTAAAACCTCGTTTTTATGGGGCCTTTGGTGCTTTCTGAAGTTCACCACATGGAGGTAGCTTTCACCGTCCACCTGGTATTGCTGAACAAACCCATGGCCTTCGAGCTCTTCTAGAAGCTTGCCGAACTCCACGTTATCGTACGGCAGGATTTCAACCTTCAGGCGTTTTGGTTTGCATTTGATGTTGCCGTTGAAGTCCGCCTGGCCCCATAGGCCAATGAAAGCGAGGCGGGCGAGGGGGGAAAGCTCTCCCAGCTCATCATTGGTGAAGAACCCGGGTTTGATGTTTCTTGCTCTGGCCATTACACCAAACCCTCCCGCTGTTCGTACTCCTCTACCAGCTCCGTTGCTCTATCCACAGAGCACTCATCAATGCTGTAGACGCCGTAGTAAATCTTTTGGCCATCCCGATCGAGTCCGGTTTTTTCTACGCTATGGATAACCAGGCCTTTTGCCCTGAGTGCTGCAATCAACTGCGGAACACCATTGCATCTAACCTTATTGAATAGATCGCGTACCGACCGGTGGCCTTTGAGGAGCTCACGTAGTGCTCTATACTGTCTTGGGGATAAAAGGCGCTTTGCTGTAGGGGCGGGCGTCTTTTTCATTTCCTGGTCTCCCTCAAGCTGATGTATCTCATAACCTCCGCCAGCTCCACGACCTTGCAGCCCGACACTCGCTCGACATGGAGATCTCCGAGGGAAACCGCGTCAGTGATTTCGTGGGCGGGAACGTTCAGGGCTCGTGAGACTTCGCTGAGGGCCAGATATTCGCGGCCGTTGCGAATGAAGGAGCCTGGTTTAAGAGGCTTGCGGACATTCATGCCATGGCCTCCACTCTTTCGTGCATCCATTGCTGAATATCACGTTCCCGCCAGGCGACGGCCCGGCCAATTTTGAGAGGTTTGGGAAACAGGCCTTTGCTCATCCAGAGATAGATGGTTGAACGGCGAAAGCCAGTCACTTGTTCGACTTCGCGGTATCTTAAAAGGCGGTCTACGTTTGAAGCGGGGTTCTGTATTTCAGTCATTGCTGATTAACCTCTTCCAGTGGTGTCTACTGAAGTCAGTTAATCAGCGGTAGTTATTGGCTTGGCCGAATTCGGTTATGAGTTCCCCGAATTCGGTTAACTCTTTTCAGGCGGTGTTGCCGCGTATGCGGCTTTCAGGTGTTCTCGGATGGTGTCGGCATCCACAGAGAGGCCTGCTTCTTCCAGGTCAGCAGAGATGGATCCTGCGTTCTCGCCCGTTGCGCTATTTCTACGACTTTCGGGGTTGTAGTCATACTTCGCCATCGCCATTCCCAGAATGATTTTGTATAGCGTGTTTCGCTCAGTAGTGGCCGCGGCGAGATTAATCATATTGGATCTATTTAGCTCGGGCCCAGAAAAAGTTTCTTCGTATAGTCGAATAAACGGGTGGTTTCGAATGCTTATGGTTTCGATGGAGGCTTCGATAGGGGATTGCAAAATAACCCTGCTATGGGCCGGAATGTCAGGAGATTCACTAAAGAACAAACCTGCACTTACATTCTGGGAGCCTTTCAGAAGTGCTTTACTAGGTGAAAACCAAACTTCGCCGGTTAAAGGCTCTGGCGATTCGTTTACGATATCCACATTTATCTCTGCCGTTTCAGAGATAACCCAACCTGGCGTATCTTCCAAGAAAACGCTCGGAGTGAGACTGCCACAAACTATGCATTCCAACACGGCAGATATATCGCATTTCCATCGCTCCGCCAGCTCTGGTATTGAGTAGTAAAGTCTATTTGGTAGTTTCATTTTCAAAACCCTTTGCTGGTCTTGAACGGCACAACTGAGCCACCTTTCTTCAGAGTGTCCAGGTAGTCAGCCCATTGCTGCATCATGGCCGTTCGCTCATCCATCCGGGCGGATCGGTTGTAGGCAGCTGCTACTTGGTTGCGCTGCTGGTGTGAAAGTTGGAGCTCGATAATTTCCGGGGGCCAGCCCATCTCATGCAGGAGTGTTGAGGCGGTGGCCCTGAATCCATGCCCAACCATTGTTTCACTATCGTAGCCCATGCTTCTCAAGGCGGTATTGATGGTGTTTTCAGACAGTGGGCGGCCTGGCTTGATCGACTCGAAAACATACGGCCTTTTTCCGGTCAGCTGGTTTAATGGTTTCAGGATCTCGATTGCCTGGCGGGGCAGGGGGATTTTTAGATCTGACACCAGGCCGGCTCGCTTTGCCTTTAGCGTTCCTTTCATCCGGCCGCCTGGAATAATCCACATGCCGCCCTTGAGATCGATCTCTGCCCAGACGGCCTTTCTCAGTTCCCCAGGGCGCAAGAACAGCATCGGGGCCAGCTGCAGGGCGGCACAGGTTGCCGGCTGCCCTGAATAGGCCTCAATCGCTCTGAGCAGGCCTCCAAGTTCGTCAGGCTTCGTGATGGCGGCTCTGTTCTGTGCGGGTACCGCTTTCAGGAGTCCCCGCAAATCGGCGGCAGGGTCTCGGCTGGCTCTTCCCTCGGATATGGCGAAGCGGCAGATCTGGCTGATTCTCTGGCGCATCCGGTGTGCGGTTTCATGCTTGCCTTTGGTTTCGATCTTGCGCAATACCTGCAGAACCAGAGGCGGCTCAATCTCGGTTATTGGCATGCTGCCAAGGTGCGGATAAATCCACTTGGTCAGGCGGTTGCGGGTAACGTCTATGGTGCTGTCCTGAAGCTGGCCTTTCTGGAGCTTGAGCCAGTCCTCGGCAACGGCCTTGAAGGTATTGGAGGCGGCTGAAAGATTCTTGGCGCCTTCTGAACGGCGATGCGTAACGGGGTCTTTCTGCTGAGCCAACAGCTTGCGGGCTGCGTCTCGTCCTTCGCGGGCATCTTTCAGTGAGACCTCTGGATAACTGCCCAGGCTGTATGTCTTTTCCTTGCCGCCAAACCGATAGCGGAACCACCAGACTTTTGATTCGGGTTTGATGACTAGGGTGAGGCCACCACCGTCCGCCAGCTTGCGCCTTTTTTGGCCTTCGGATTTTGCGGCCCTCACCATGCTGTCGGTCAGTTTATTGATTTCTCTAGCCAT